AATATTAGAACGTGGGCGAGCTAAGCTCCGGCGTAGCTAAGGCTGCTGCGTAGCGTAGTGGTACCTACCCTCCCAGGGGTACACACCGCCGCGCGTGTCGGAAAATTCCGATCATCGGGAAATTAGGTTTTTATCGGAACTGAAGAGAGAGAAGATAACTTTTTAAGCGCACTACGACGCGCGATATAACCTAAAAGTAGGGGCAAAATGGTAAAGAAGCACTTCCTAAGACTCCAGAGGACCCAATATGTCACCGATATATCGGTACTCAATTTAGCTATCGGTACTCAATTTACCTATTGGAGTCTGTCTAATTTACCCACTCATTTACTATTTTCCATTTACCACGCAGTAAATGGTAAAAAATGAAAATTGAACGTTCTCTTTCCTCTTCCTCCTCAAAACGGCTTCGTTTTGACCTCGGATTTTTTCTTTTTCTTTTCTTTGTGAATTTCTTTTTTTTGAATTTTGTTATTTCTTCCTCTCAGCTTTTTTTTATCGCTGCGCTCCCTTTTATTTTTTCTTAGTTTATATATATATTCTTTCTTTCTGGTTTCATTTTTCCTCTATTTCCTCTTTTGTTTTTCTTATCGGCTGAGTTTACTTGAAGATGGTAGTTTGTTCGCTGATCTTTATGTCGTTCCCGTATTTCTGAGCTCAATAAGGGAATTTCTCATGACTTTTCTTCGGATCAGGATGGAGTTTGGATCCAGGAGGGAGTTTTATGAAAATGATATCCCACACATTATATGAAAATATCTATAAATTTCATCCACACATTATATGAAAATATCTAACCATTTCATCCATATATTCATTTCAAGCATATACATTAGACGCACAATCAAAATGACAAGGTTCAGCAAAAACAGGGAGGGGATCGTCTTCAAAGTAGATGTCAGGCTCATGCAACAACAAAGGATATCAGTCCAGATGCAGATCAGTTCAACAAGATCTCCAGCAATATCAACAAAAACATTCATCATCGACTACACATACCAACAATTACATATTCCATTCGACTTCAACGGTTTAGAAGGAACGATCACATCAACCTTCAAGTTTCATTACTGGGGTTCAAAAGCAGAGGAAATATTAGAAGAAGACATCATACATATGGTGGATATTATTATTATTGAAAACCCAGAAATTATGGGAATGGATGTAAACGAACCAGTAACTATTGATAATAAGATAATAATTTAATTTTGTTAGTAATATGTTTGCATATTAATTATTATTAGGAGACTGTTATCTAAAATGATTTGCAAAAACAAACATGATTCATTTTTCTCATCCACAATTTCCTCCATATACTTGAAATCACCCATGAACTTCATTCATCTGTGGGTCCCACAACGGCTCAGGCTCCGCTCGCCCACGGT